CAAAGCATCAGTTATGGATTTAATGTCTAAACCAGATGCAAATGAATTTACAAAAGCATCTCTTCCCCATTCATGGCCTTCAAAAAATAACTCATTTTCAAATGCGCGCTTCGCAATGGTAGTTTTGCCAGCGCCGGATGCGCCCACAATCAAACCAACCGACCAAGGCTTATCCTCAATCGGCAAATTAACAGACCATTCCTTGACCATTTCCGTGGCCATCGGGACATCAAACATTCCGACAATCTTTTCCGTGCGAAATGTGGGTTGATATTCCGTTTTCACTACATGGTTAAAACTCGGCATTTCAATCCTTGCTCTGTCAAAATTTGATAAACTTTCTCTTGTTCATCTTCATCGGCGCATGTGACAGCTATTTCAAAAACAGCCTCAACATCTTGTTCTTCGCCGATCCTCGTTTCTTCAAATGTTTCCGCATTAAGGGCATCCAAAAATTTATCATCAAAACCCAATAATGAGATATTAAAATCATCAAGCATCAAATCTTCAATCTCTGCCTTCAGCATATCCATGTCCCACCCTGCGTTTAGGGCAAGCTGGTTATCGGCTATAACAAGGGCGCGTTGCTGCGCCTTGGTCAGATGGTCAAGAATAATGGCTGGCACTGTATCCATGCCAAGCTTTCGTGCCGCCAATAAGCGCCCATGCCCAGCAATGATAATATTATCGCCATCAATGAGAATTGGGTTCGTCCATCCAAACTCTTTGATGCTGGCTGCGATCTGCGCCACTTGTGCATCGCTATGCGTTCGGCTGTTTGCTGCATACGGAATTAACTCCGCAACGCTGCGCTGTTCAATTTTAGGTGCGTCAATCATTAGTTTCTGCCTTCACTAGAGCATTACTCTTTTCTTTGGTCGGCCCTTGGGATTGCCTGACTGCCCAGCTTGAAAGCGAGTATGCTTTGGCGGCTTACCATAGCCAACCTTGCCATCGTCCTCACAGGCTGCGCGATCTATAATCTTCTTGCCGTCCTCAATCTCAATAAGCTTTGCGAGGTAATGCTGGCACTTCTTTAGGTCTTGCACCCCGTTCTTGTCTAGATACCTTGCTAAGTATTTTATACAATTGCCATGCAGAAATCCAGCAAACGCCTCTTTAGTCATCCATGCTTCCATTGCGTCCCAAGGCTGGACGGCCTTTGATGCGTAATGATCGCCTCCTACCTGATAGTTATTCGTCTTCGTCATAATCATCCCCAAACGGGTCATAGCCCTTTAGCATAGCATCGACTGCGACCATAATAGGCCCAGTGATATTTACCTTGCCAGCCTCCATCTTGCGAATGGTTGTGCCGCCGTTTGCTGGCGAGAGGCGTAGCGCATCTGCCATTTCGTTTACGCTGTAGCCCATGCGGTGACGGGCAATCTTTAGCTTCTCAGGTGTCATGCTTCTGCCTTGCTCATTTTCAGGGCATGAACAATCGTGCTGTGATC